TCATTGCGCCGCCTCCCGAACCTGGGCGTGGTGGGCGGCGCGCTCACGCAGATCTCGCAACGCGATTGCGAGCTTGCCGAGCAGCTCGGTGGCGTGCGCCTCGTCAAGATCCACGTCGAGGAAGCGGCGGAAGGCGCGCATCGGACCGATGTCCGTCGACAGGTGCAGCGACAGTCTGACGACGTTCTCTTCGTCGACGACGTCCGTCCCGTTGCCATCGATCGCGACGACCTCGACCTCCGTTGACCAGGGCGTCATTCCGCGGCTTCCTTCAGCTCGGCCGCGGCGATCGGCGGGGCGAAGGTGAGCAGCTCGGGCATCCACGCCTGCTGCTCGAGCGCCGGCAGCATCGCGCGCGTCAGGTCGGCCGTCCGCAACGTCGACCATCGTCGGATCTGATCAGGCGGTGCGACGCCATCGGCCAGCGCCAGGCGCTGCTTGGCCGGGAATAAGCCCAAGAACGCTTCCGTCGGCGTCCAGTGCTCGCGCAGGACCTCGACGTCGGTCGCGTAGGCCTCCTCCGCGACGACGTTGTGAATCGGCAGGCTGTACCCGGGCGCGTTGAGCGAGCGCTCAAGCGCGGCGCCCGCCACGAACGCTGCCGCGAGATCCTTCAGCCGTTGATCGGTCGCCCGGAACTTGCGGAAGGCTGCGCCGAGGTCCTGGTCGGTGAAGAAGGGTTGGCGCGTCAGCTGCACGAGCGCGTCGTCGATCGTGGCTTTCGCCGGCATGGCGTCCATGTGGACGCGCGCCTTCTCGCCGAGTTCGAAGCCGCCGATCGTCTCAGTGTTGAGCCGGCACATGCCCGTGCGGCTCGAATGCTCGGCGCCGGCGAGCATGCGCAGCTGCGCCCATATGAGGTAATCGCGGGCAACCTCCCCGACGTCGTTGGCGTCATGGATCAGTGCCGCGCGCAGGATCTGGCGGCGCACGGCGCGAAGGATCTGAATCGCGTCCTGGCTAAGCCCCGCCTCTTCCTTGATCGCGGCGTCGGCATCGCGGCGCAGGCCCGGTGACGCCATGTCGTTGATCGCGTTCGCGACCGGCGTCTCGAACGTGCGGCGGTTGGGCCCGAGCGACACCGGAGGCTCGGGGACGGGCTTGTCGGCGCTCCCGTGCTTGGCGCTGCGGCTCTCCCACCAGTAGCTGGTTGCAGGGTGGCCGGGATCCACGATCTCGATCACGCCGATGATCTCGCCGCGCGGGAGGATCGTTTCCTCGCCGCGAACCTTCGGGTCGACCCGCAACGACCAATCGGTGGATTCTTCGTGTTGCGGCGGTCGATCGGCGAAGCGCATGTTCGGGCGACCGCAGAGCACCCGCGTTTCCTCGCGCAGCTGGTCGAGCCGTTCGTCGACGAGGCGGCGGAGCAGGCCTTCGTCGACGACGCGGCCGCGATCGCCGGGACTGTCGGGGAAGAGCGGCAGCTCGAACCGTCCGCCGGCCTCCCGGTAGGCGTTGCCGCCGATATAGTTCAGCAGCCGCATCAGCTCGCGATCGCCGAACTTCATGGCGGCGCGGATGTGCTGGGGCGTGTGATCCCACGAGGCGCCGTTCGACAGCCGGTGGAATACCTGCAGCTGCAGCTCGCGATCGTCGGTCGAGGCATAAGCCTTCGCCTGGGCGAGCGTGATCGTGCCGGCGGTGAAGGCGGCGAAGATCGGCTCGCCTAGCGAACCGATGCGGAGCTTCTCCTTCGCCCAATTGAGATCCCGGCCGAGGATCTCGGCGATCTTCTCGATCGTGTCGCCCTTCGCGTGGGCCCGCGCGACGCCGCCGGCGATCTCGTGCTCGAGCAGATCGGCGCGGTCGATGTTCTCGGCGAGCGACAGCTCGATCAGTTCGGCGTCGGAATAGCCCTCGTAGAGCGTGACGCGCACGGGCCAGTCGCCCGCTAGATCCTGGCGGCCGACCAGGTTGGAGATCGCCTTGTAGCGGCAGCCGCCGGCGAAAACGCTGAATAGGTCGCCGCGGCCGCGCATCGGGTGAATGGCGAGCGGCTGGATTAGGCCCTGCCGCGGGATCGATGCCTCGAGCTGCGCGATCTTGGCGGCGATCGCCGGCGGCGCGTGATCCTTGCGGACGTTGTGCGGGCTCAGCCGGAGCTGGCCGATAGTCATGGTGGTGGCGGTGGTGCTAGGCACGGGCAGTCTCCTTCTCGGTCGTTTCGAGGGGTGACGGCGTGCCGGCGGCGGGAACCGTCGGCGCGCGCTTTCGCTGGCGCGGGGCGTCCATCGCGCGCTGCACCAGCTCGAGGCGCGCGACGTGGTCGGCCGCGAGGCCGAAGAGGCAGGCGGTGATCGCGGCCGGGAGCGGCCGGCCGGGCAGCGCGGCGCGCATGCGGGCTTGGCGGACCAAGACATCGACCGACAGACTCATCGCGCCGCAAGCCCGCTGATCGTGGCGTGAATGGCGCCGGCCATCTCCTGCGCCAGCGCGGCGTTCCAAAAGGGATTATCCCAGTCGATTGGCTTCACGATGCGCGGCGCGTGCTGGTACTCGACCACGAACGGCCGCCACTTGCCGTTGACGAAGTGGTGGCCTGCCAGGAGGTCGCCGAGCGTCGTGCCCTGGTTCGGCTTCGCAAATCGATCGAGCGCGAAGATCGCCTCACGCGCTTCGAGCTTCAGCACTTGGCCGAACATTACCTGGTACGCTTGGGTGGGCGGGACCGCGAGCGCGAGAACGGTGAGCTGGTTCGCTTGATCGAGCACGAGGCCGTGCGGGATCTCTACGCCGTTCTCGTCAATCGTATGGCCGAGCCAGTCGTGGAAGACCTCAGGGAGAGGCCGCTGCGATGCGTCTGCCATCACAGCATTCCCAGCGCTTGCATGTACGTCTCGAGGATCGCTTCCTCTTCCTGGTACTCCTCGCGCTTCTTCTTGCGGATCGCGATGATCTTGCGGATGGCCTTGGGGTCGTACCCACGGCTTTTCGCCTCGGCGAAGACATCCTTGATGTCGTCGCTGATGCCCTTTTTCTCCTCCTCGAGGCGCTCGGCGCGCTCGATCAGGAGGCGCAGCTCGTCGGCCGCAACGTGGCCGCCGCCCATGCCCTCGCCGCGTTCGTCAGCCATCAGCCGATCCCGAGGAGCGCGAGGATGCCGGACGCGTTGAGCGCGTGCCCGGCGACCTGGCCCGCGATGACGCCGCCCGTGCCGAGGACGATGCACTGGCCCAGCGAGCGGAGAAGGCTCGGCTGCTCGCGCTCCGCCTCACAGTTGGTGCAGTCGCAACCGATCGGATGGACATCGATCAGGAATGGCTGGGCAAGATCCAGCGGGCGTTGCAGGCTCATGAGCGGCTCTCCCGAGTGGCGATGAAGTGGTCGGCCGCTGCCGCGGCCAGGACGAGGACGGTCAGGGTGATGGCCGCGATGCCGGTGTCCTCGCGCTCGGCCGAAGCGGCGATCGCCACGCCGATGACGAAGGCCAGGGTGCCGAGCGCGACGCGGATCCGGATGCGGTAGCGGCTCACGCGGCCGCGACCGGCGTGACGACGCAGGCGGTGCAGAGATCCTCGCCCGGGACCCATGCGCACGCTTCGGCGTGCCCACCGGCCGAGCAGGCGATACAAGCGTCACGGTAGCTGCAGGCGCAGATGCGGCAGATGCGTGGATAGTGGACGAGATCCCGCTCGCCGCGCGCGATCGCCGCCAGCGTGGCGAGGACTGCTCGATCGAACCGGAAGACGCGACGCAGCGCATCGATCGTGTCGATGCCGGCCGGCACGATGTCGCATTCGATCCGCTCAAGCCAGGCGACGCGTTCGTGTGCCGGGATGCGAGGATCCGTGCCGAGCTTATCGGCGACGTCCTGCAGGCTGAGCAGCTGCGCCTGGCGGCGATGCTTGATGTACGCCCCGGGGGTGAGGATCACCATCGGGGTCGGCCGTGCGCGGACTTGGTTCAAGGCGGTCATGGCGGCGTCCAGGCAGCACGAAGCCGCTCCGCGAAGCGCAGGGCGACGCGGGCGGCAGGTGCGGATTGAGGAAGTCTCGGCGGTGACGGGCGCGGCGGCCGAGGCGGCCCGCTATGTCTTAGGGCGGCGCAGCCGGTGGCTTCGCCCGCCGACGACGGCGGAGGCGCTTCACTGTCGCCGCTGCCGTATTCAGCGCTACGAGACCCTCCTGGGCCTCGCGCTCGGCCGCCGCGATCGTCTCGTCGGTGGCGCCGGGCAGAGAGGCGAGGATGAGCGCATGCTCGGCCTGGCCGACTTCCTTGATCGCGTTCGCGGTTGCGTAGGCCAGCTCGATCTGGTCGCCGAACTCTTCGGCCATCGCTGCGTCGAGCAGGGTCTCGTAGGCGTCGCGGATAGGGGCGCCGACCCCGCCGGCCTTTCGGTAAGCGACATCCAGGGCCACGCCGCAGGGCAGCGGGATCGCGTCAGCCTTCGCCGGATCACCCCAGGCGCGCACCGTATGTTCGGTGCGGCCGGCGACAGCGGCCATCTCGCACCAGGCGCCCGGAAGGTGGCCTGCGATTCTCGCCAGTGCGGCGTCGATCGACATCGGAGCGCGGAGCTTCGTCATCAGCCCTGCACCCGAAAACGGTCATTTGATTGGTGGAGACTTGCCCCGCTCACCGGGGGAGAAGACGACGCCGGCGATGCTCGGTCACCGACGCCGCCTTCCCCAGGGAGCACTTCCAGATATGGCAGACGAACTTCCCGCGCCTCGTGCGGCTGGGTGGGCCCACGCGGGTTCCGGCCGGCATGCCAGCGGCCGAAAGGGATCTCTGGATCGGATGCTATGACGCCCTCGCCGCTCATGCTGCTGCGCCTTCGGCTGGCAAATCGGCGTTGCTGATCGGCTCGGGTCCGTACACGTCGGGGCGGAGGCGGTGGCGGCTGATGCCGGTCGCCTCTTCAACGGCGAGCACCGACTCCGCCCAAAGAGGGCGATCGTCGCGAAGCGCTTCGAAGACGGAAGTCTGGCTCTTACCTACGAGCCGGCCAAACGCTGATTGCGAGCCGACTTTGCGTACGGCTTCGGCAAGCGGTGATTCGAGGCGCGACTCAATACCCATGAGCCCATCTATTGGAGTTCCTTTAGTTTGGTCAATGGAATATTCGGCTGTGCCGCTATTGGTACGCCGTTAAATTCGGCCGGGATGTTGAGCGCGCGATTGAGGGAGCGGATTGCCGCGACAGGCGTGAGCCAATCGGAGCTCGCGCGGCGCGTCGGCATCACGCAAGGAACGATCGCTGGTCTCATTAGCGGGCGCTCTCGGTCTTCCAGCCACCTTCACAAAATTGCCCGTGAGCTGCAGACGACGCCGGCGTACCTGACGGGCGAGACGGACGACGCCGACGCGAATGCGCCACCGCCGCCACCAGCGCCGACGGTCCAGTTCGTCACGATGCAGGTCGCCCTCCCTCCCGAGCGCGCGTTGGCGCAAATGTTCGTGGCCCTGCTCCGGATGATGCCGGACGACGCATCTGAAGACGAGCGCGCTCTATTACTCGCGCGCCGGCTCCCGATTGCGCTGTCGCAACTTCGAGATCTTCTTCCGGATTCGCCGGTGGTGATTGCGCCGGCGCCAGATGTGCCCGTAGCTCCCGCCACTCCTGTTCCCGAACCGCAATCGTGATCGCGCACACCAACTCGCACGGCCTGCATCCTTGGCTGCAAGCTGCGGTCGATCGATACAATGCTTTGCTCAACATCCTGCTCCCACGGCTAATTGGGATAAGGAAGCTAGGCTGGCGTTTCTCAATAACTTGCGCAGTGTTGGTATGCGTTCCTGCGACTGCCTCGGCAGCAGGGACGGCAGCGGCTCGCTCCGAAGCTGCCGATCGATCGCAAGAAGGTGACTGGCACATCAGCGATGACACCGACAACAACACTGGAGAACGGAAGGTTTACGCCTTCCAGATGTACTTCCCGAAGCGCGACCTTGAATATGTCACGCTGACCATGCGGTGCTCGAACAATCGTCCTACATTCTTTGTGAGCTGGACGCAGGTTCCGTTTCCCGATCAGACCGTCCTGACAATCAGCCCAGCGACCGAGTCCACGACCGAGCCGACCGATGAACGGTACGTGTTCGAGAAGTCGGAAGATCCCGTCGAGGATGGCCTTCGCGCAAGCCCCGAGACATCCTTGAAGATCGTTTCTGCCATCGGCCAGGCCGAGCTAGTGACAGTCACCGCGCATCTGGCGGGGAGCCCGCGGACTGTTCCCGTGGAAGTGCGCGGAACGCAGCGAGCTTGGAGCCGGGTCTCTCGTCATTGCCCTATCAAGAAGATGGCGCTTCCACCGCTGTGATGCCGCTCGCCTTAGCCGCTGCGACGATCGTGCCGCCGGCCGGCCTGGTATTCGCCTGTACGCCGGTGCGCGTGTGGGACGGGGACGGGCCTATCTATTGCGCTGAGAGGCGGCGGATCCGGCTGGCCGAGATCGCCGCGCGTGAGTTCGACGGCAGTTGCCCGCGCGGGCACCCGTGCCCCGAAGCGAGCGGGATTGCGGCGCGCGACGCGCTGTTGCGGTTGCTCGGCAAAACAGTCGGTACATCGCACGAGGGGCATGTGCTGGTGGGCGGGCCAACTCGGGCGTGCCGGTCGCGCGGGCCGTGCACTTATCGTTGGATGCTCGCGGAATGTGCCGGAGCGGCAGGCGATCTGGGCACCGCGATTGTCGGGGCTGGTTTGGCCGCGAGATGGAGTTCCAAGGAGATCAACCGTCGTGGGTGATAACAAGTACTCTATTGGGAAGGACCTGCCCAACGACCCTTTTTGGCATCACGCGGTTTTCCCAGATGCTTTGGGACTAGTCTCGTTCGACCATCAACCGCTTTCCGCGATCAAAGATCAGTGCATGGTCGTTCTCGATGCGAACGTGCTTCTTCAGCCATATGAGTTTGGATCAAAGGAAGCCGTCTCTGAAATTGAGCGAATATATCGGCAACTCGCGGAATCGGGTCGGCTGGTTGTTCCTGGTCAATCTGTCAGAGAGTTTCTTCTTCATCGACCACAAAAACTCGCAAGTGTCGCTTCTAAGCTAAGGGGCGCAATCAAGCGCCTGCGAAATTTGCACATCGAACCCGTTCCTTTCTTGGATAGTGACGAGACGTTTTTGAAAGTGAAGGATCAAGCAACTGAGGTGCAAAAGTCTGCTAATAAGGTTGCGATAAGTCTCGAGACGGAGATCGATAGGCTGCGTGAAAACGTAAGCTCAGATCGCCTCTCCGTATTGTATAGAGATGTTTTTGCTAACTCGATTTTCGATGAAAACTATTCGGAAGATAGAAGAAAAGAGTTAATTGCTGAATTGTCTAAGCGGTACGAACTTAGGATTCCACCGGGTTTCAAGGATGGCGGCAAGACCGACTTTGGGATTGGTGATTACCTAATTTGGAAGACCATATTAGCGGAAGGGTCGCGTAGGGGATGCCATTGTCTATTCGTTACCATGGAGGAAAAGGCCGACTGGTGGGTGCGTGACGACGGCGCTTTTCAGCCGCGCCCGGAGCTTATCGACGAATATAGACGAATCACTGGCGGCAAAACGCTTAGGTTAGCACCGCTTTCAAAGGCGCTGTCTGCATTTTCGGTGTCCGAAGAGGTTGTTGCGGATGTTAAAACCGCAGAGGTGCGATCTCTGACACTTGATGAAATCAACGATGGCGCTTCCAGCAGAATTGAGGACCGTCCATCATGGGTCATATCCGCTAAGTACTCGCAATTATTTGGTATCGAAGAGAATATAGAGAGTCTCTATAAAGATGAACACAATTATCTAAATTCCTCTGAAGAAGACTTAGCTAATAGAGCACATCACCTAAGTATGGCAGAACTAACGAGATCGCGTAGAAGAAAACTTGAAGAAGATCGTTATGCTCTGAAGGTGGAACTTGAAAATCTCAGGTCCGCTTTAGATGGCACAAACCCCAAGCCCCTACCTTGAGAGGGTATCGACGGGGTATCTTTCGACCGAGCCCCGTCGTGACAGCGCGCATTTCTGCGGCATTGCAGCCACCGCGGCGGAGGGTATCTCCGCCATCATCAGTTTCGGAACGGCGCAGCGCCTGCTATTGTCCTGCTCGCGTTCTTGGAGTGCGAGTCTCGTGTCCGGTGAGCCAAGTTACGGCATGCAAAAGCGTCGCAGTGCTGTTGAGGCGGCGATGCGCTTTCCATGGTTACACGTTCAGATCATTGCAGGCAGCGGCGTAGCTCTCGCTCTCTTGGTCTGGTTCCAAGCATCAAACCCAGATTTCGCGTTTGAGGGGAAAGCTGGCTTTATCTGGCTTATCCCTCCGGCCCTAATCTTGTGGAGCACATTTATGATCGTCTCCTGGCCGTTCAGACGCCCGGTTTTGCGGCGGGAATTGGAACACCTTCGCCGCTATGACAGGATTGACGAAATGCCCAGCGATGGAGATCGCTGAAGTAGACACGGCTTCTGCCGCACGCCCTAGCGTTCTTTGTATGTTCCGGACTACGACGGCGGAATGGTCGGCCCGCCAAAAAGACTCGAGGATCTGCAGAAGGTAGACGGCGCGATCCGGATCACCTGTCGGTCCTGCAAGGCGGTGACGATGCTGGACCTCGCCGAACTGATCCGGGCACGATCCGCCCGGCGTGCTTCGAGCGATTGGCGCACCGTCCAGCAGGACCAGCCGTGCCCCGTTTGCCGCAGTCGAGCGGTGCGCGTGGACGGCGTGCCGTTCGGCGAGAACAATCCGGAGCTGCGTGCCCGGCGTGCTGACGCGCGACGGCTCCAGCTGGCGCTTGAGGTCCTGAAGGAGGCAGCGCCACGTGACAGCGTCATGCCGGCGGCAGCGATCCGGCTGGCGCTTCGCGTAATCCACCCGTTCGTCGGGGATCAGCAGCTGCTGACCACCTATTGGCAGCAGGTCATGAGCGAAGGAAAGGACGGGCCGTTCCGTGGTGGGGAGGTGGCCCTGCGCTGGATCGTCAGCCGCCTGGTCGATCGTGGCTGGCCCGTCCCGCTGGACAGGCAGTGACGACAAGCCGGTTAGCTGGCGCGGCAAACCGTTTCCCCCTATGTTCCGGCTTCGGGGGGGAACATGGCCGCTACCACCGCGTCTTCGTCAGCAGCGCGCGCCGGGCTCAGCCGCGGCACCGAGGCGCCTGCGCCACTACGCCGCGACGAGCTGCTCGCCTTCCTCGTGGAGCAGCTCGCCCGCGCTCGCGGATGCCCCAGCTACAAGGAGATGGGGATCGCCGTAGGTGTCAGCGAAACGCGGGCCCGCCAGCTTGTCGACCAGCTCGTAAAGATCGGGATCGTCGGGCGGACGCCTGGGCTGCAGCGCAACCTAGTCATTCGTGACGTCACCCACGCGCGGGAGATCGTGGTCGAAGCGTTCCGCCGCATAGGGGGCATGGCCGCAGCGCCGCTTGGCGAACTCATCGGGCACTGCGCGCAAGCGCAGCTGCCGATCGTCGCAGTCCTCGAGCATAAGCCCGAGCATGACGTCGACGCATCACGAGCCGCTTAACCGGTCCAGCGGCCCCGGGCCCTTCACCTCGACCGTGCACGAACGGCAGCGCGTAGCGCACCTGGTGCTTGATGAGCCGCGCCCGACCCCGAAGATGCCGGCGAAGCCGAAGGGTATCGCCAAGGTCGAGTGGAAGGTCACCAAGGAGAAGCTGCGGCTGGCGGGCGCCCAGCTCGCGCCGGGGATTGAGGAACGAGTGGCACTCCGCGAGGCATGGCGCGGGATCGCCGGGACGCCTGAGACAAACGAGTATGCGGTGGCAGTCGCCAGCCGTGAAGGGGCATTGGCCCGCCTGGTGCAGACAGGCGCGCTCGATGCGCACCAGCTCGCGGCGGCGCAGGATATCGCAACCGCCTATGACGTGATCACGGCCGAGGTGGCGGTACGCACCGCCAAGCTAGAACGCAGCACCGGCGGCGGACCGAACGCCGCCTCGGCCGCGCCGATCGGCCGCGTGCTCCTCGAGCTGGGCTATACGCGGTGGCGCGCCGACGTCGCGCCCCATGCCGACATGCTCCTCGCGATCATCGTCGACGACGTGCCGCTGACGGCCGCGGCACGTCGCTGGCGCATGTCGAACCGACGCGCGCGATCGATCCTGGTGCTCGCGTTGGATCGCTGGCGACGCCACTGACACCACTGCGCTTTCGCGCACTGCGCGAGTGAGCAGGCCGAAAAACGGTCACGTAAACGGCAAATCGACCCCGCCACAGTTGCGCCCGCTGCCCCACCCCGGGGCGAGCGGGCGCTGTCGTTTCGGGGGTTTCGACATGCAGAGTATCATGCCCATCGTCAGCGCGTTGACGGCCGCAGCGGCCGCCCCGGCGGCCGATGAATTCACCGTTACGGCCAAGATCCTCAGCCAGTATCGTCGGAAGACGATCGTGCGGCTGACGGCTGAGCAGCTGCCGCTGCGACGTGAAGCCCTCGCCCTTCGCCGCCGCGATCGCGGCCCTTCCAAGCTAGCCCGTCGGCTACGCCGACGCTGCCAGCTCGGCCGCGCAGGGAGCCTGTGAGCTCCATGCCGGCGGCGACCCAGCGGCGCGCGGCGCCAATCGACCAGCTGAACCGTCTCACCCCCCGATGGGACGATCTGGTGCGTCGCGCGTCGCTGGGCACCCGATCCGAACGCGAGCTGCATCAGCTCGAGGGCGACGCGCAGGCGTTCGCCGACGAACTGGTCGCATCGTTTCGCGGGCCCAGCGCGCGCCGGCCGAGCGCGGCGCCGCTGCGCGTCAGCGCCGACGGCCATTCGGCGCTGTTCTGATGAGCGTCATCGAGCAGCTCGAGGCCCAGGCGAAAGCCGGCCACGCGGACGACGCGCTCGTCGCCATGCCCGTCAGCATGATCCGCACCATCGCAATACGGCTTCGCGCAGGTGAGGCGGCCGCGGCGCAGCTGCGCGCCAGCACCGCGATCGGCTTCCTCTGCCAGGAGATCGCTCGATGAAGGTCGCCATCCCCCGCACCAACGATCAGGCGCTCGAGCTGGCGAAGCGGTTCGCCGCGATCGGCGCCGACGTCGCCATGCATGAGGCCGATCGGCAGGAGCGCCTCGCGGCGATCGGCGCTGACGTCGACATGAAGGTGGCTCCACTCGTGGAAGAAGCCGAGGCCATCCGCCAGGCGCTCGAGCCATGGTGGAAGAAGGCGTCGCCGGCGCTGCTGAAGGGCAAGCGCAAGTCGATCGAGTTCGGCGGCTGCAGCATCGGTACGCGTTCCTCGGCCGAGAAGGTCGAGTTCGCTCTCGGCGACGACAAGCTCGCTCTTGCCACCTTGGCCGACCAACCGTTTAAGTCGAAGGTCACCGAGACGAAGCGCGTGCTGAACAAGACGGCGATCGCCGGCCTGTTGCGCGGCAAGTCGGCGGTGGGCAACGCCCTGAGCGCCCTCGGCTTCCGCATCGCCGGCGGCGAGGACGCCTTCTTCGTCAAGCGCATCGACAGCCCCGACGCCAAGGTGTCAGCGCAGTGAAAATCACCGACGTCCACCTCGTCAGCAACCTGGTCCGCCAGCGTGAGCACCTGCTGGCTCTGCGCAAGGACGCGAAGATCACGGGCTCGATCTCGGTGGGTAGCTGGTCAAGCGACAGCCTCGATCCAGTCATGATCGAGCTGATCAGGCCCGTTATCAACGCCGAGCTGGACCAGCGCATCGCCGTTATCGACGGCGACTTGCGCGACCTTGGCGTCGTCCTCGAATAAGCGGCTCCGCGGCCGTGCTGGCGTCGCCCAGCGGCTCAGGCGGCTGAAGCGGACCAATGGCCTGTGCGAGATGTGCCTCGCCGAGGGCCTGACCAGGCCGGCCGACGTGGTCGACCACATCCGGCCTCTGGCGCTCGGCGGCTACGACGTCGACGCCAACACCCGCAACCTGTGCGACCCGCACCACAAGCAGGTCACGATCGAGCAGTTCGGCCACCAGGTGGCGCGCGGCACGCGCGGCATCACCGCATCGGGCCGGCCGATCGGCGCCGACCATGCCTGGAACCTCGATCGGCGCCCGGCAGACCCCGCCGAGCCCCCTCGCCCTCGCCGACGGCCCGCCCAGGCCCCGGGGGGTCGAAAGTGAGGGCGGCCGGCGGCCGGACACCGCGTAGTGGGTCCGTGCGCAGTGCGAGGTGTTTCAGGGTAAAAAGTTCGGGCGATCGGGAGGCGCGACGCCATGACGGAACAAGCCTCCAAGCCGAAGCGGGCACCGCGTAAGGCGCCAGCGAAGAAGCCGGCTGCTGCGCCGGCGATCACCCGCCTCGAGATCGCCAATGTGCTCGAGCCGGATTGGGAGATCCTGCTGCCCGACATCGGCGAGCGCGAGGTAGCCTCCGGCCATTGGCAGCGCATCGCGCGCGAGATGGACGAACGCGAGATCCTGTCATCGTCGAACGGTCATGCCGTGCAGCGCCTGGTGCTCGCCTACCTGGTCTACAATCGCTGCTCGAACGCGGTCGCATCGGGCGGCATCGTCGACGAGCCCGACAACGAGAAGAACCCTAAGGCGATTGCCCGCCTGTCGATCCACTACAAGGCCATGCGCGAAGCGGAGAACACGGCCGAGCGGCTCGAGGCGCAGCTGGGGCTTTCGCCTGGGCGGCGCGGCAAGGTCGCGAAGGTCGTAGCGAAGCGCGAGCGCAGAGCCGGCGCGGACGCCTTCCTTGGCTCGCCGGGTTAAGGACGAGCCGCTCGATCCCACCACCGCCTGGGCGGCGGCGGCGGTCCGCGGTGACTTCGTCGTCGGCGAGCTGGTCCGATACGCGGCGGAGCGACATCTGCGCGATCTGCGCGACGCGCCGGCGCGCGGCTACTTCTGGCGACCCGAGCTGGCGCAGCGTGCGCTGGATTTCTTCCCCTCGCTGTTCACGATCACGGACGGACCGGCAGAGGGGCAGCCATTCCGCCTGATCCCATATCAGACGTTCGTGGTCGGCTCGCTGATGGGCTGGGTGAATGCCGCCGGCCGCTGGCGATTTCGCACCGCCTATGTCGAGACCGGCAAAGGTCAAGCCAAGTCGCCGATGATGGCGGGCCTCGGCCTCTATGCCATGGGCTGGTGCGGGTTTCGCCGCTCCCAGATCTATTCGATTGCGGCGAACAAGCAGACGTCGATGGTGCTGTTCAAGGACGCGACGGCGATGTGTCGCGCGCCGGTGCCGGGATACGACGAGCACGAGACGCTCGAATCAATGGGTCACGTCCTGATCCGCGGCGAAGGCGACAACGCCGGCAAGATCGAGCATCCGAGTTCGCAATCGTTCTTCCTGCCGCTGGCCGATGGCAAGCAGCAGTCCGGTCCGCGACCCCGCATGGTGCTGGCTGACGAGATCCACGAGTTTAGCTCGATCGACCAGATCGAGATCTGGCAGGCGGCGATCGACAAGATCGCCGGCAGCGCGATGATGGTGCTGGGGAGCAACACCCCGGCGATGTCACAGCACGTCGGCACCGAGATCTCCGACACCGCGCAGGCGGTGGCGAAGGGCGACGTTAAAAGCGACACGGCCTTCGGCTTCGTGGCGCGCACCGACAAGTGCGATCGCGACACGATCTTCGAGAACGAGGAGGCCTGGCACAAGTCGCTGCCGGCGCTGGGCGTCACCTATCCGATTACGAACATCCGCGAGGCGGTGGCGGAAGCGCGAACCCGCCTTTCAAAGGCCGCGTCGGTCAAGCGGCTGTATTTCGGCATTCCCGCGGGCGCGGCCGACTTCTGGATCAACGAGGAGAGTTTCGGCGCCGTCCTCGACGTCATCGATGACGAGACAATGCAGCTGCTGCGCGGGTGCCGCTGCTGGCTCAGCCTCGACCTGTCGAAGAAGAACGATCTGACGGCGCTCACCGCCACCTGGATCGATGGCGACGGGATCCTCTGGCAGAAGACCTGGTACTGGACCGCCAAGGACGGCGTCGAAGATCGCGCGAAGCAAGACGGCGCGCCTTATCCCGAGTGGATCGAGGCGGGGCATCTGAGCGCGGTCGGCGGCGCGACGATCGATTACACGTTCGTCGCCGAGCGGGTGAAGGCGATCTGCTCGCAGCACGACGTCGTCGAGCTGGTGTTCGACCCCGCGAAAATGGCCGATTTCGAGACCGCCTGCGAGACGATCGGCTTTCCCGCCTGGCGCTTCAAGAATTCGGACGAGCCGGCCGGCAACGGGCTGAAGATGGTCAGCCACGCGCAGGGCAAGCGCGTCGTGTTCGAGGATCGGCAATATTGCATGCCGCGATCGATCCAGCGGTTCGAGGATCGGATCCTCACCGGCACGATCGTGATCGACAATTCGCCGGTGACTTACAGCTGCGCGGCCAATGCCGCGCTCGATGACGATGCGCAGGGAAATCGGTGCTTCGACAAAAAGCGCTCCCGCGGCCGCATCGACGGAATCGTCACCTGCGCGATGGGCGCCGGCGCGGCCGATAACGTCGAGATGAAGGGGAAGACCTATGGCGGATCATACGGCGTCGACCTCGACGATGATGATGATGACGGCGACGACGACGCATGACTGAGATCGTCAACGGCTATCGGCTGTCAGGGCGCGCGGCCGAGGTCGAAGCGCGCCGATCGGCGCCAGGCGTCAGCGCGGCCGTAGACAGTGCGGCGATCGTCACCGGCATGGATGGCGACGTGTTCGAGTGGTTCGGTACCGGGCAACTTGCGGCCGGCGTGAACGTGACGCCCGAGACCGCGATGCGCTCGACGGCCGTGTGGCGGTGCGTGACGCTGATCTCGGGCGCGCTGATGACGCAGGAGCTGGGCGTCTTCCGCTCACTGCCGAACGGCGACTTCGTGCGCGAGCACAACCATCCCTACGACCGGTTCCTGAATCGCGAACCGAACAACGAGATGACCGGGCCGGTCTTCATCGAGAACGTCGCGATCCAGCTGCTGCTGCGCGGCAACGGCTACGGCCTGATCCGCCAGGCGCGCAACGGCACGATCACTGGCGTCGACTTCTACTTCCCGGCGCGAGTGCTGCCATTCCGGTCGGCCGACAAGTCGATCTGGTACCGCTTCACCAACGAGGATGGGTCCACCGAGGATCATCAAGCCTCATACGTGCTCCACTTCAAAGGCCCGGGGCTCAGTGTCGACGGGATCCGCGCGCTGTCGCCGATCTCCAACCACGCGCAATCGGTCGGCATCAATCTCGCCACCCGCGACTACGAGGCCGGCCAGTTTGAGCGCGGGCTCATGACCAACGACTATTTCCAGTTCCCGAAAGATCAGACGGTCACGGGCGAGCAGCGCAAGGCGTTCAAGGAATACCTGCGCAAGAAGGCGATGGGCATTGCGAACGCCCATAACCCGCTGATCCTCGAGAACGGCGCAGAGTGGAAACGCGTGGCCGTGACGGCCAAGGACGCGCAGCTGCTCGAGCTGCTCCAATATTCCGTCGTCGACGTCTGCCGGATCTATGGCGTGCCGCCCAACATGGCCGGCGAGACGTCAGGCACCTCGAACTGGGGCACCGGCGTCGAGCAGCAGTCGATCGGCTTCGATCGCTGGACGCTGTTGCCGCACAAGGTGCGGATGGCGGGCGAGTGGACGCGCAAGCTGTTCCCGGTCGTCGGCGCGCGCACGCCCGAGCATTTCGTATGGTGGGACGACGACTTCCTGCTGTCGGGCGACAGCAAGGCGATCGCCGCATATCTGCGCGCCGGCCTCGGCGGCAACCAGCTGCCCGGCTGGCTCGCCCAGAATGAAGCCCGCCGGAAGGTGAACCTGCCCCCGATCGAGGGCGGCGACGTGGTCTACTCGCCAACCGGCGACCCGGCGCAGCCGCAACCCCGCGACCCGGAGCTGGATGCAGCGCTGGGCGACGACGACAAGGATCCCAAGGATGCAGCGTAAGCTCTTCAACCTCGCCCGGGCGAACACCGGCAAGGGCGCCGGCATCCGCTCCGAGGTGGTCGACGACACGACCACGATCTACGTCTATGACGTGATCGACAGCTGGTGGGGCGTATCGGCATCCGATTTCGCGCGCGAGCTGGCCGCGGTCACGACGCCGAAGGTGACGCTCCGCATCAACTCGCCCGGAGGTGATGTCTTCGAGGCGCGGGCCATGATGACGGCGATCGCTACGCATCCTGCGACCTTCACCGCCAAGATCGACGGTCTCGCGGCCTCAGCTGCGACTGCCCTCACGCTGGCGTGCGCGTCGGTCGAGATCGCCGAGGGCGGTTTCTACATGATCCATCAGGCCTGGACGTTCGCGATGGGCAACGCCGATGACATGACGGCTACCGCAACGCTGCTCGGCAAGATCGACGACGTCCTGGTCGACGGCTACGTCGCGCGTTCCGGCAAGACCGACGCTGAGGTGCGCGACTGGATGAAGGCGGAGACCTGGTTCGGCGCGCAGGAGGCCGTGGACGCCGGCTTCGCCGACAGCGTCGTCGAGGTGACCGGAAAGAAGGCGCAGGCGCAGGCACGGGCCTTCAACCTCGCGGTCTACGACAAGGCGCCCAAGGCGCTGGTCGAGCAATCTCCCGACGTCGACGAAGCGCCGCGCATGCGCGCGCTCGCCCGGCTCGGGCTTTACGAACGAACGGCCGCCTAAGCCGATCACCCCTGGCGCCGTCCCCGGCACCCCTGTGGTCCCGCCTGATCCGCGGGGCCTTTTCTTTTGGAGACGTTTCCCATGATCAACATCAAGGCGCTCCGGGACGAGCGCGCCGACAAGGCGAAGACCGCTCGCAACCTGGTCGAAAACAACACCGGTGCGGCTTACACGGCCGAGATCAGCGCGCAGGTCGACGCGATCTACGCCGACATCGACCGGATCGATGCCAGCATCTCCGCTGCCGAGCGCCAGGCGCGCATCGATGGCGACCAGGCGCAGGACGAGGCGAACCGCGATTCCAACGATCGCCTGCGCGCCGATCTGTCGCCCGACCAGCGTCAGCAGCAGGACGGCTACAACGCGGCCTTCCGCAACTTCCTGGTGCGCGGCGAGCGCGGCATGACGACGGAGGAGATGACGCTCCTGCGCAACGGTCCGCAGAACGTCCAGACCACGCAGACGCCGGCGACCGGCGGCTACCTGGTACCGGCGGGCTGGGGCGGCCAGCTGCTCGAGGCGCTCGCGACCTTCGGCGGCATGCGCGACGTCGCGACGGTGTTCGCTACCGCGGGCGGCAATCCTCTCCCCTGGCCGACCGTCGACGAGACCGCGTCCGAGGGCGAGATCGTGCCCGAGAACGTCTCGGCGGCCGATTCCGACGTGAACTTCGGCACCACGCAGATCGGTGCGCGCAAGTATAGCTCGAAGGTCGTCACCGTACCGTTCGAGCTGCTGCAGGATCAGGGTCCGGGCATCGATGTCGAGGCGTTCATCCGGCGCGCGCTGGCGATGCGGATCGCGCGCATCACCAACCGTCACTTCACGGTGGGCAGCGGTACCGGCGAGCCCGAGGGCGTCGTCACCGCGGCGCCGATCGGCAAGACGGCGGCGACCGGCGGGTCGACCTCGGTGCTGACCGACGACCTGATCGATCTCGAGCATTCGGTCGATCCGGCGTACCGTTCGCTGCCGGGCGTGGGCTGGATGTTCCACGACACCACGCTGCGCCAGCTCAAGAAGATGAAGGACAACGACGGTCGGCCGCTCTGGCTGCCGGGCTTCAGCACCAAGGAACCCGACGTGTTCCTCGGCTACGGCTACACCATCAACCAGCACATGCCGGTGATGGCCGCCAACGCGAAGTCGATCCTGTTCGGCGATCTGTCGGCCTACATGATCCGCGACATCATGCAGGTGACGCTCTTCCGCTTCGACGACAGCGCGTACACCAAGAAGGGCCAGATCGGCTTCCTCGCCTGGTCGCGCCATGACGGCAAGCTGGTGACCGCCGGCGCACCGGTGAAGGCATTCCGCCACTCCGCGAGCTGATCCTCGCCCAGGAGGCGGGCTCGCGTCCGCCTCCTCTCGCTTCCAGATAGCTACGAGGGACGTTCATGGACCCCAAGACCAAGCGCAAGCCGAACCCCGCCGGGGGTCAGCCGACGCCGGCGGCGATCGACGCCGCCATCGCGACGCCAGCCGCGAACACGCCACCTGCAGACGCCACGCCGGCTGCGGCCCCGGTGGATACCACGCCGGCCGCGGCGCCATCGCCTCCGACCGACGCTCCGGCACCGGCGGATGCCGCAGCGCCCGCTGACGCTCCGGCTGCAGCACCGCCCGGGCCGGCTCCCGAGCCGGAGATCCTCGACGCGCGCGTGCTCGTCGCCTTCGACGAATACGAGGTCGACGATATCATCTCCGCCCCGGCCCTCGCGATCGAGCAGCTGCAGCTGGCCGGCCGCGTCGATCCGCACCCTGACGCGGTCGCCTTCGCCAAGAGCCTCCTGGACGGCTAATGCCCGAACCCGTCACGCTCGCCCGGGTCAAAGCGGACAACCGCCTCGACCCGGGCCCATCGGCCGACGACGGGACGCTGACGCGCTACATCACCGCCGCCCGGCGCATGGTTGAGCTCAAAACCGGCCGCGTCATCGTTGGTGACGCGCCCGACGTCGCCGGCGACGATCTCGCCACCGCGTGTCAGGCGATCAGCATGATCGTTGGCGCCTGGTACGCGAACCCCGAGGCGATCAGCGCCGACGGCCGCGGCGAGATGCCGCTGGGCGTCAGCTGGATCACTGAATCGCTCAAGCGGTGGGACGACGGGGGCGACGAATGACGATCAGCGCCGGCCAGCTGCGCAACCGCGTTGCCATCGTTCGGCCCGTGCGTCGACCGACCGGCAAAGGCGGCTTCACGTCCGATCAGATGACGATCGCCGGCGACGTCGCCGCGGAGGTGCTGGGGCTCACCGGCACCGAGGCGGTGAAGGAGAAGGTGCTCCGCGGGATCCGCGTCTACAAGATCACGATCCGCTGGCGGCTCGAGATCCTGACGAGCGACCAGGTCCTATACGCGGGCGACCCGGATCCGCTGAATATCCGCTCGGCTGTCGACCCCGACGGGCGCCGGCGCTGGCTGGTGATCCACGCGGACACCGAGGCTTGAGCCGCGATCGCGTGCGTGGCCTGGCGGAGGCCAATGCGCTTTTCAACAATCTGCCCGCTGCCGCGGCGCACGAGCTGGCCGATACGATCGGGCGGATCGCGCGCGACGTCTCAGCCGAACAGCAGGCTGCCGTCGCGAAGAAGACCGGCCACCTGCGCGGTGGCCTGGTCGTCCAGCTGCTCACCGAGCGGCTGCAGGCGCGTGTCGGTCTGCTCGGCATCGCCGGCGGGCCGCGATCGAAAGCCGTTCTGGGCAGCCGCTACTACGGCCGCTTCGTCAATTTCGGCCGCATGGCGCAAACTGTGCTCGTCACCCGCCGGCTGAAACGCCGGATCAAGGGCAACGGCAGGAACGGCACCAAGCGCCGTGTTATCTACGAGGGCGCATCGACGCGGCTGCGCCGGCGCGGCCCAAACAAGGGCACGCCGATCGGCAGTGCGTATAAGATGAAAGTGCGGGCGCAAGAGGCGCGCGAGTTCGTCCGCCTGCCAAAAGCGGAAGCGGTCGCGGTGCAGCAGATCGCCGACTTCTGGTCGCGCACCCTTCCCGCTGCTGGAGCTTCCGCATGAGCGAGATCAACCTGGTCGAGGCAGCGCGCGGCGCGGTGTTCGTGGCGATCGCGGCTGGCCTGGTCGGCATCAATGCCGTTGCGCTCGATACGGTGCCGCAGGACCAGGAGCCCAACTTCGTCCAGCTCGATGACCTCGACTGGGTCAACGAGGGCGGGAAGCGCGATCCCGAGCTGCGGATCACGATCGACATCGTGACGATCTACCGCGGCGAGGATCGCGCCGATTTGCTCGCCATCATGCACGCGAACGAGCGCGCGCTCGTCGACGTCCAGCTCGAGGCGGACGGCGTCACCCTGCAGGGCGGTCGCGTCGTCGCCGGCTCGGCCAGCGGCGCCGCGCCGGATGGCGTCACCTACGCCGGCCTTCAAACCTTCGAACTTTACGCAGAGCCGGCTTGAGCCGGGAACAGGAGCAACAGCATGGCAACGGAACAGGGCGCCGATTGGCGCATCGAGATCGGTGATGGCGAGAGCGGAACCGAGGGCTTCGACCCGATCGGCGGCGAGATCAGCTTCGATTGGGGCCGCACGTCGACCGAGCAGGACGAGAGCACCAAGGACGACGGCGTCTATGGCAGCACGTCGTTCGGCCAGCAGAAGATCAACATCCGCGCGAACGGCAACCTGAAGCTGCCGGATCCCGGTATCTCGCGCGCGTCGACCGTCGCCAAGACCACGCGCGAGGCGAACGTGCGCATCGTGAAGGGCGCGATCGTGAAGTTCGCGGGCCTGGTCGGTATCGGCAACTTCTCCACCACGCACCCGAAGGACGGCCCCGCGACCTGGTCGTTCGACATGGTCAACAAGGGCGCGCCGACCGTCGATAACCTCGGCGCCACGGCGTAATGGCGGCCGCGATCGACGAGCGCGGCGAGCACGAGCTGGTGCTCGCCGGCGTCACGTATCGGCTTCGGCCGAGCCACGGCGCGATCCGCGCGATCGAGCGGGCGACCGAGCGATCCGCGCTCGAGCTGGTGCGCGCGGGCAATGTCGGCGCGTTGTTGCTGGATCAGCTCGGCACGATCGCGGCCGAGCTGATCCGCGCCGGCGCCGACGAGGGCGACGAACTGACCCGCGGCGTCAGTGCGGAGCGGATCAGCGAGCTGATTTACGAGCAGGGCCTGGCCGGCGCGAACTTCCGCCTGACTGCCGTCCTCGCCGACGCGGTGAGCGGCGGGAGGAAGGCATCGGGGGAAGCGAAGGCGCCAGCGGTGAAGACGGAGACCGCTGGCGCCGCCTGATGGGGCTGGCGCTCGATAGCTTCGGATGGTCGGCCGACCAGTTCTGGCGGGCCACTCCGCACGAGTTCTGGGCGATGGTCGACGCGCGGATCGCGGCGAACAAGCGGTGATGACGGGAGGCGGCGATGGGACGAGGTAATCGCCAGGACCTGTACCTGTCGGTCAACGGCGACGTCCGCGGCCTGCAGAATACCGTCAAGGTCGGCCGCACCGTCCTCAACGATTTCGCCGGCACCGCCGTCAACGTGCTCGAGGAGGTCGAGAAGGAATTCCAGAAGATCGGCGCCGGCGGCCCGCCTGCCGGTCTGAAGGAAGCCGAGCGCGCGTACACCGAGAGCTTTCGCCGGATTGGCGCTTCGGCGCGCGAGGCGGCGAACGCTCCGACTGGGCAGGCGGCGATCCAGATCCTTGACGCCAACGCTGCGAGAGCGGCGGCCGACGCCGCAACAAATAAGGCGGCTGCGCTCCGGATCGTGGCCGAGGCGGCGACGCGTGCGGACCAGGCGACCGGCGGCACGTCAGCCGCGACCCGCGCCTATGCGGCCGCGGCATCGACCGCCGCGGTAGAGGCGCATGCCGAGGCCGCTGCGCTGCGTGAGCAAGCGGGCGTGCTAGGGACCGTGGAAACGCAGCTCGGTCGCCTTGGCGTGGTGCAGGCGCGCAGCACCTCGATCAACGGCCAGGCGCGAGCCGGATATCAGCAGCTGAGCTACCAGCTCGGCGACATCTCGATGCAATATTCGCTCGGGACCAGCGCCAGCATCATCTTCGCGCAGCAATCCGGCCAGGTCATCCAGGCGCTGCAGCTAATCGGCGGCGAGGGCAACAAGGTGCTCGGCTTCCTCGGCGGCCCTTGGGGCGTAGCGCTGAGTAGCGCAGCCGTCGTTGCTGCGCCGTTTGTCGCAAAGCTGTTCGAAGGTAGTGACGCGGCCAAAAAGGAAGCCGACGAGCTCAAGAAGAATGCTGAGCAGGCTACCGTCGCAGCCGATGCGAAGCGTGCGTTCGCCACAACCGAGGCGGGCCTGATCGACGATGTTCGATCCCTCACAGAGGAGATCGAGAAGCAAAACGACGCCCTCCGGACCAATGCTGAGCGCCTGAACATACGGGCGAAGTCGCGGCTGGAGCTGCTCACACAAACTCGGGACGATGTTTCCGGCGATCTCACCGAGAAGCGAGCGTCGCTCAAGACGCTGGATCAGCCAGGCACCCGCAACGAACGCGGCATTGGTCTCGAGATCGAGCGGCTGAAGGGTGAGATTGCTCCGCTCGAGACACGTCTCGCGCGGATCGATGCCGCCATCGTGAAAGCGAATGCAGCGCGCCAGCGCACGCGCGCCGATCTGGCGGGCGAAGCGGCGGACCGGGCGAACGATCCGGTTGCCGCTATCCGGTATCAGTACGACGGCGAAGACGGACTGATCGAGCGAGCGAAGAAGCGCGCGGTCGCCGAAGGTACTGTCACGTCGGAGCTTACGCGCCAGCTCAAGGTCCTGAAGGCCGCGCGCGATGGGAAAATCGCTGAGGAGCAAAAGCGCCAGCAGACGGCGAAGGGCAGCGGCGCTGCCAACCGCCAATTCGGCCGCCAGATAGATGTCGCTGGTGCAACCAGCATCATCGAATCGATCGGCGGGCGCGTCACCAGCGGTACGCGGTCGCGCGCGAAGCAGGAGCAGCTCTACGCCGACAAGCTCGCCGGCCGTCATAACGGTCCCGTCGCGAAGCCTGGTACCAGCCTCCATGAAACCGGCAACGCCATCGATGTGGCGTACGGCCCCGGCATCTCGGTCGCCTCGATCAAGAAAGCCTTCGCCGAGGAAGGGGTGGCCCTTCGGAAAGTCCTGAAGGAGCCCGGCCAAAAGGTCTACCATGTCGAGTTCGGCAAGGCCGGTCCGTCGGCAGCAACTACCGCACGGCGGGAAAAGGCTGACGAGGATCGGCAAACCCAGAATGCCGATGCTTACGCTGGCCTGCTCAGCCAGGCGAAAGAGGCGCAATTTCGCGTGGAGCGTTCGCGCACCGCCACGATCGAGGAAGCAGCTAACCTCGACGTTCAGGCGGTCGAACGACAACGCGCCGACCTCGATCGCGCGGTGCAGAAGGGCGTCGAGCTGGATCGGTGGACGCAGGCAGAAGCCGACGCGGTCAAGCTGATCACGGCGCAGAATGCCAGCGCGGAGACCGCGGCGATCCAGGAGCGTGCGCGAGCCGCTTCCGTATCGCAGCGGGCGGAGCTTGAAGGCGATGCCCTTGCTGATCAGGCCACGTTGCTGCGCCTGCAGGGTGATCTTGCAACCACCGCGGCCGATCGCCGGACGATCGCCCGCCAGCTGCTCAAGATCGAGCAGGATCAGCAGCGCATCGCCCTTGAGGCGGCGATCGCCAACGAGCGCGATCCCGACCGCAAAGCAGCGTTGCAGGGCCGTCTTCAGCAGCTGCCGCGCGTTTTCGAGATGCAGGACGAGCAGCTCGCTCGCCAGAACGACGATCCGCTGCAGGCCTACGGTCGCAGCCTGGTCGACGCCACGTCGGACATGGACGAGGCGCTCAAGGGCGTCGCGGCGAACGGCTTCGGCGCCCTCGAGGATGCGAGCAGCCGCGCCGCTGCCGGCGCCATCACCGACCTGCTGAAGATCGGCGGCGTTGCCGGCAGCGTGATCAATGGGATCATCCAGGATCTAATCCGGCTAGCGATCCAGAAGGCAATCGTCTCGGCGATCGGGAAGAGCTTCTTCGGCTTGAAGGATGGCGGCCTGGTTCCCGGCTTCGCAGATGGTGGCCTGCCCGGGTTCGCCGGCGGCGGCATGCCGTCGATCGATCAGGGGATCATTCGCGGGCCCGGTACCGGTCGCTCCGACAGCATTCTGGCGCTGGTGGGCGGCGGCAGACCGATCATGGTCTCGAATGGCGAGGGGATCGTCAACGAGCGGGCGGTGCAGCGGTATTGGCCGCTGATCGACGCGATGAACAAGGGCACGTTCCCCCGGTTTGCCGATGGCGGCCTGCCGAGCATCCCTGCCTATCCCAGCATCGCTGCCGCCCAGCGTGGGCTGCAGGCGCCCGCCGACAAGCGACCGCTGGTGTTCGACCTGCGCGGCGCCGTGCTCACGGCCGACCTGATGGCCCAGATGGAAGTCATCGCTGCCCAGACGAGCGGCGCTGTGTTCCGCGAGGCCGCGCCGGCGATCGTCCAGGCCGCGACCGGAAGCACGATGGCCCAGCTCGGCCGAGCCACCCTCTAGCGAAAGGCGCACCGATGGCGATCAAGATCCCACCCGCGCCGCTCCCGCTGCGCGGGGCGAAATGGCGCTGCCCAGAGCCGATGCAGCGCAATCGCTCGGGTTGGACCGGCACATCGAAGAAGATCGGCCTGCCCGGCGCGTCCTACTGGACGCTCGACGCGACGTTCCGGACCTTTATCGGCGAAGAGACGATCAAGCCCTGGCGCGGCTGGTTCATGTCGCTGCGCGGCATGCGTCATGCCTTCCCGGTTCGCGCGACCGAGACGCGCCAGACGAACGTCGCTAACCCGACGATCGCGTCCAGCGGGCGCAACGACGGCAACATGGTGCCGCTGCAGGGCCTGCCGACCAACAGCGTGTTGCTGCTCGCCGGCGAGCTGCTGACGGTCGCGCTGCCAAGCGGCCATCAACGCCTGGGCGTGCTCGAGCACGACCTTGTCAGCAACGGCAACGGCCTGGCGACCGCGACGCTGTCGGTCGAGTTGGGCGAGATCCCCGCGGCCGGGGCGGCGGTGGAGATGCAGTGGCCGTTCGGCCTGATGTCACTCACCAGCGATCCGCCCGGTTGGGACGTCGACGTCGGGCAGACCTATTCCTTCGCGTTCCGCGCTGAGGAAGATCGATGAGCCGGCCGGATCCCGCCGCGGTCGCGGCGCTCGACGGCAAGAGCATCAACCCGGTTTTCTTCTGCTACCTCGACATCATCGGGGATCCGCTGCGTGCGTGCACCGCGGGCAAGACGATCACGCCGGCCGGTACCGGCGACCCGGATCTCGACGGCTACGACTATTGGGGCATCGACCCGACCGTCGTCGACGTGAGCCCCGTCCGCTTCAAGGAAGGCGGCTCGGAGACCGTCACCGCCAAGCTCTCGGGGCTGATCAGCCTCGACAACGAGCTGCTCAACCTGATCGGCAACAAGGCGAACTGGCAGGGCCGCACCGCGCGGTTGTGGCGCGTGATCCGCGACGAGCAGCGCACGCAGCAGGGCGGTTTCCAGCATTACTACACCGGCTGGATGACAGCGCTGACGATCGGCGGGTCGCCGCAGGAGCAGACGATCAACGTCTCGATCGAGGGGTACCTCGCCGCCTACACCGCCGCGTCGAACCGGACCTACCTCGACCAGGAGCTGTTCGACGCCGGCGACCTCAGCGCCAAGGCTACGATTGCCATCGCCAACGGCATGAGCGGCAGCCCGCTCACCGCCAACACCCCGATCGTGCCCGGCACCTTCGGCGGCGGCGGCAGCCGGTTCGAGGGCGGCCAGGTGCGGCTCGCATGATCCGCCTCCCCGATTGGGAAGCGCGGTTGAACGCCTTCCTCGCCGATCGCGCCGACGTCGTGTTCGGCTATGATCACGCGCAGGATCCGGAGCACTTCGACTGCTGCGCGTTCGGCGCCGGCGCGGTGACCGCGCTGACCGGCGTGGATCCGATGCCCGAATTCCGCGGCCGCTACTTCACGCGGATCGGCGCGGCGCGCGCCCTGCGCCGCTACGGCGCCGGCACGATCGACGCGACGCTCGACGCCAAGTTCCCGACGCGCGCGCCGGCGTTCGCGCGCCGCGGCGATCTGATCCTGCTAGCCGGCGAGCTGGGCGGCCTCCTGGGCGTGTGCGTCGGCGCCGCGGCCGTGTTCGTCGGCGAAGAGGGCGGAGCGCCCGGTCTGGTACGCTTCAGCCGCGCCGACTGGATCCGCTGCTGGGGGATTGGCTGATGGCTAAGGCCCTCAAGATCATCGGCACGGTTGCTGTCGTCGCGGGCCTCGCCATCGTAACTGGCGGCGCAGCGCTCGGCTTGGGCCTGGCGCTGTCGACCTCGGCATTCGGCATCTCGGCGGGACTGCTTCTTGCAGCCGGCTCGGTGCTCAGCGCCGCCAGCTCGTTGCTCGCCCCGGGCATCAAAGCGCCTAAGGTCAGCTCGTCCACCGCAGATCGCCTGCAGGTGTCGATCAACACGCGCGCGCCGCGGCTCAGCGTCTTCGGCAGCACCGCGATGGGCACCGACCTGCGCGACCAGGAATATTCGAACGACCAGACGTACCTGCATCGCTGGGTCGTCTCGGCCGGCCATGCGGCGCGCGCGATTCGCGAGATCTGGTTCGACGACAAGCTCGCCTGGTCGGCTGCTGGCGGCGTCACCAGCGACTTCGCCGGCTACCTGACCGTCACGCCGGTGCTCGAGGGCTCAGCCGCCAACGCGATCAACACGGGGCCACGCATGGGCTCCTCGCGCCGCTACACCGGCTGCGCCTACGTCTACTTCCGCTTCAAGCTGACCGGGAACAGCAAGAAGAGCGACAGCCCGTTCGCGCAGTCGATCCCGTCGCGCGTGACGATCGTCGGCGACGGCATGCCGGTCTACGATCCGCGGCAGGACTCGACCCGTGGCGGATCCGGCGCATGCCGCGCTGACAACCAGGCTACGTGGATCCGCACGGACGAGGCGTGCGGCAACCCGGCGCTGCAGCTGCTCACCTTCCTGATCGGCTGGCGGATCAACGGGCGGCTGTCGGTCGGCAAAGGCGTCCCGCCGGCGCGGATCGATATCGACAGCTTCGCCGTCGCCGCGAACATCTGCGACGAGCCGGTCGCGCGCTCGGCCGGCGGTACCGAGATGCGGTACCGCGGCGATGGCGTGTTCAGCGAGGCCGACGAGCTGAACGTCGTCTACGACACCTTCAAGGCGACCATGAACGCGATCATCGACGACGTCGGTGGTCGCCAGCGCATCCAGATCCTGCACAACGACCTCGGCACGCCGATCGGCAGCCTGACGACGGCCGACGTGCTGGGCACCTTCACGTGGGACCAGACGCCGGCGCTGCAGCAGACGATCAACGTCATCCGCGGCGGCTATACCGATCCCTCGAGCGCGTCGCTCTTCCAGCTGATCGAGGGCCCGGAGGTCCGCGGCACCAGCCCTGACGGGATCGATCGCGACCAGAAGATCGACCTGCCCTTCGTTCAGTCGCCGAGCCAGAGATCGCGCCTGCTGCTGATGCGGCTGCAGCGCATCATCTCGGGCGGCGGCACCTTCACGGCCGAGTTCCAGGCGACCGGCTGGAAGTTCCAGAAGGGCGATGTCGTGCGCTTCACGTTCGCGCCGCTCGGCTGGGTCAACAAGCTGTTCCGCATCGCCGATATGGCCGTCCAGGTGGACGGCGTGGTGCCGATGATGCTCCGCGAGGAACATTTCGATATCTACCTCGGCGAGGGCAACGACGCCGCGGCGATCGTCGGCGCCGAGCCGACCCGCTACGAGTGGACCCTCAACCCGATCCTGCAGGATCTCGACCAACTCGCCGGCGAGATCAACAATGCTGCGGGCGACGCGGCCGATGCGCTCGACGCGATCGCGGCGTTGGGTGACGATGGCGTGCTCACCGTCAACGAGAAGGTGACAAAGCTAATCCCGCTCAACTCCGAGCTGGAGGCCGCCTGGCAGCTTCTCGACAGCAAGGCGGCCGCGATCAGCGATCCCGAGGTGACGGACGCGCGCAGCATCGCAGCCGGCGCGCGGATCGCCTGGCTGACCTATCGCAACGCACTGTCGCCCGCGTGGAACAACACGTCAATCGACACCGCGGTCGCGCGGAGCACCTTCAACGGCAAGTTGGCAGACTACCGCTATGGCATCTCCCTACTTGCGGAAGCGCTGCGGCTCTATCTCGGCATTCTGATCGACGGGCTCGACCAGCGGCTGAACGGCGCGATCGATGCGCTTGATGCACTCGCCGACGACAACGTCATCACCGCCAACGAGAAGATCACCAAGCTGATCCCGCTCAGCGCGGAAATCGAAGCGACCTGGTCTGCTCTCGATGCGCAGTTGGCGACCATCTCGACGACCGAGTTCAACCACGCGAACAATGTCAGGACGCAAGCTGCCTACTGGCGTGGCGTCTGGCTGAACTATCTCGATGGGCTCGCTCCGGCGTGGGACGATACGACGACTGACACGCCGATCGCGAACCGCAATTTCTACAACACGGTGCTGCTCAACTATCGTGACTCGATCAACGCGATGCTGGACGCTCAGCGCCGCTACGGAGCGTTCAAGACCAGCCAGGTAGCTGGCGATGCGGAAGACGCGCTCGACCAGATCCAGGCGCTGGCGAACGACGGTGTCCTGTCCGTCAACGAGAAGATCACGAAGCTGATCCCGCTCAACAACGAGCTGCTCAACGCGTGGGATCTGCTCGACGACCAGGCGGCTGCCATAACTGGCTTCGCCACCGTTACCGACGCCAGGGCCACGGCCAACAACGCGCGCATGGCCTGGGAAGCATACCGCAACTCCCTCTCGCCCGCGTGGAACAACACCCTGTTCGACACGGCCGTCGATCGGACGCTCTTCAACGGCCGCATTGCCGACTACCGGTTCGGCATCGACCTGCTCGCTGACGCCTTACGCAAGTACGCTGGCCTGCCGCCCAACCAAGGCGCTTACAAAGTGACGGCGATCTACTCGCCGGGAACAAGCTCCCCGATTTATGCCCCGAGCGGCAGCTCAGCGTCCGAGATCTACGTGCCGGCACATGACGTCGTCCTCTCGGATGGGCGTCGCAGCGGGCAGGATTTCGGGACCTTCCCAGCCGGCACCATTAGCGGACTGAGCCCGAACACGTCCTACGCGATATTCTGGGACTTCATTTCCTCGGTTTATCTGGCCGAGGCGATGCCCGCGCCGATCGGCACGTCGAACAACGCGCTGATCTACTACCCGCCAATATCAACGAGTGCGTCAGGCGGTGGCTATGTCGCGCCGCCGCCGCCTCCCCCCGGCTACCGCGGATACGACGGGCTTGGCCGCGGAACGGCGATCCCCTGAGCTGAACTGATGGAGATCCACATGGACGAACGGACGGCGCAGGCCGGCCGCGCGGAGACGCGCGCATGCTGACGATCGACATCAGCGGCCGCATGATCGTCCGCGCTCACGACGCGCTGGCGCTCGGATACCAAATGCTCGATGCCAACGGCTTCGCACGAGAGCTGCCCGGTGCCCGGTTCGCCTTCACGATCTCCGGCCCGGGTGTCGGCACCGCATTGGGTACCAGCGCCGACGCTGTCACGGCCCTGAGCACGCCAAGGCAGCTGTCGAACGGCTTCACCCACATCATGCGCCATCCAGCGCACGTCGGACCGGCGCTCGCCGGCCTGGTCGATCTCGAATGGGCGTTCACCCGCCTTTGGCGCGACGAAGACGAACCCGTCGATCGCGGGCCCCTGTCAATCGAGCACGCCGCGGCAGCGGTCGGCGCTCAGCGCCCCGACCAGTCGGGCAGCGCGGTCTACCTCATCATCGATCGGAGAGCAGAATGAGCACCCGCGAACGCGTGGCGATGGGCCACGACGGCCCTAACGCGGCCGAGATCCTGTACAACACGATCGACGAGGATGGTAATCGCGCGTTGCCGGCGCCAACCGGCGCGGCACTGAAGGCGGAGACGATCGACAAGGTCGACGCCGCGATCGCCGCTGCCGGTGCAAACGTCGACGAGACCCTGACCGAACTCAGCCAGGCCGTGTCCGAGAAGTTCGGCGAGGTCGATGGTAAGTTGACCGACGTCGATCTGCAGGTGGCGGCGAAGCTCGGCGAGGCCGACGCCAAGATTGACGCAGTCGAGGCTGTTCGCGTCGCGACGGATCAAGTGCGTGGGCAAGCGGCCGCTGTGGTCGCCGACGCGGCAACGATCGTCGGCAACGTGCCACTCTCCCAGAACGCGCGGATCGGCGCAGAACTGGCTGCCGCATCGGTAACCGGCTCGGTCGAAGCAATCGCGCAGGCGGGGGCGGTCACGGCCGGCTATGCGGGGGCAAAGGTCGTGGTCGGCAACGCCCCGGCGGCCGGCACGACCAACATCGCGGACGGCACTGTTCGCTTCCTTGGCGTTGGCGCGCAGGCGCAGTTGCCCATCGCGCAAATCCTGGCGTGGTGCACTGCCGTCGGGGATGGAGGCGCGCGGCTGATCGTCGCGGCCGAGAGCCCCGGCGGGAAGTGGGACATCATCGTGAACGAGCCGATCACAGGCGTCCCGACGACGGGCGCGGTCACGCTTAAGGCTGGAGAGCATTTCCCGGCAGGGATTGTCGTGCCGGTCGGCGGCAGGATCGGGATTTACCGCGCTGCCGGCAATGCGAATTTCGGCGCGGCTGTAGGGGTGGCGGGCGACAGTCTGACCAATACCGGCCAGCCCGCCGGCGTCGCTCAAACGCTGACGAGCGGATCGACCAAGCCGCTGTTCCAGGTGGCGCTGCAGGACGTGGTGGCCGTGGCGACGGACGTCGCCGCCGCGCGCGCCGGCTCCCAGCCAGCCGCGGCGGCGGTTGAGGAGGCCGCTTATGGCGACGCGCCGGTGGCGGGAGGCAATTTCGCGAGCGCTAATCATTGGGGCACCGGCGAGGTGTTTGCTTTCGCCGCGGACTTCGTCGGGATCGAGTATTACGGCGGCACGACGCCTGGGGCCGCGTTCGTTGACATCTACCGGCCGAACGGCGGCGGCACATGGCGGCGCATCGCCCGTCGTGCGGTGACGCTGGTCACCGGTCTCGCGACGGCGCGGTTCGACACGCCGGTGGCAGTGCTGCCGGGCGATCAGTATGTGCTCGCCCCGAAAACCGGCTTCGTCCAATATAGCAACAAGACGGCGGGCTTTGGCGGCGTTAACGTCTCCAACGCGTCGCAGTCGGCCGCGGTGCTGGTCGCGCATTCGACGATCCGGCCCGAGATGCGCCCGATCCTGCAAACGGCTGTGACGCAGCGCGACGCCTATGCTGATCAGCTGCGGAAGAGCACGACTATCACGCGCACGACCTTCGCTGGCACCGCCACGCCGGCCGGGTGGACGCTCGGCGCCAACATGGCAATCAACGGCAAGCTGACTGCCACCAGCCCCAGCCAGTATCGTTATGCGGTCCACGATCGCTTCAGCGCCGCAGGGCGCCGCACGCTGACCGCGGCCTTCCAGATGGTGTCGGTCGCCAGCAAGGTCGGGATCTGCACGATCCCGATGGGCAACAATTTTGCGTTCGGCGTCGTCGCCAGCATCGACGCGACGGCCGGCGCCGGCGCGGCCGTTCTGCGTCTCGAGCCTTGGACGAGCATTGCGGGCGTATTTCAGCAGGCCGGCCCCGGCACCTCAATTGCAATCCCGTGGACCGTCGTGGCCGGCGACATCTACGTCATGACGCTGCGCAAGCGGCTCGGCCGTACGATCGCGGCCGTGTCGCACAGCCTCACCGGGCAGCAGGTGACGCTCGAGGGTTATTGGGGCCAGCTCGATCCGGTAGGCCGCATGTGGGGCAAGCCGGGCGCTATCTTCCTCGCGGGCAACGCCGAATGCCTTTCGTTTCACGCGCAAACGGACGTGCAGCGCGACTGCCACTGGTTGTGGATCTCGGACAGCAACTACGAGGGCAACTCCCCGCTGGGGGCAAACTCGCGCTTCGCGCCGCCGAACCAGCTCTCGCGAATCCGCGGCAAGGGCGACACGCTCAATATGAGCCGTGGCGGTGATCGCACCGATTACTTCCTTGCTGAGCGCCTCCAGTCCGATCTGCTAGCTTTCGCGCCGAAGTATGTCGTGCTCAATCTAGGGACCAACGAGACCGACGCCGCAGTCTGGCGTACGAACACAGCCACGATCATCGGCCACATCCTGTCGACCGGCGCTATGCCTGTGCTTGGCACGCTGCTGCCGGCGACGGGGCAGACAGCGAAGAACACGGCGATCAACGCAGACATCCGCAACCGCTACTTCGGCGACTACCCGTTCTTCGACGTGGCGCGTGCGCTTTCGGCGAACAACGACGACGGTGATTGGAACCCGGCGTACAAATATGACGCGCCGCACGCGAATATCGCCGGGCTCAACCTCGCCACGCAGGTGATCCGCCAGCAGCTGCCGTTCCTCACAGACGAATAAGGGCCTGGATACCCAGGCGGCCCCATCTCATCGGAGTTTTCATATGACGCTGGACCACGTGCCCGGCGCCGCGAAGGCGTCGGCCGACGTTCTGTCGGCCGGCATCGTCGTCGGCACGCTCGCGCAGCTGCTGCCCCATGTCGCCGCGCTGCTCACCATCTTCTGGACGCTGATCCGGATCTACGAAACCGACACGGTGCAGGCGCTCGTGCGCCGGCGTGGCCGCGCGATCGCGCCGGCCGCGTCGATCGTCGTCGACGAGGAGAAGCTCGATGGCTGATCTGAAGAAGGTCATCGTCCGCACGCTCGCCGGCGTGCTGGGCAGCGCCGTTGCCGCGGCGACGGTGCTGACCAATGTTCCGCTCGAGGAGAGCGGCCGCAAGGTCGCCGTGACGATCGCGCCGACCGGTGCGGCCACGATCCGCCACGTGTCGGGCCCGCAGTATCTGCGCGCCTACCTCGATGCGGTGAAGGTGCCGACCGCCTGCGACGGCATCACGCGCGGCGTTCGGATGGGGCAGACCTATACCGAGGCGCAGTGCACCGTCCTCCTCGAGGGCGAGCTGATCGAGATGGCAACGCGCGTCGTGGCATGCGCGCCGGCGCTGTACGCCCGGCCGCACCAGGCCGCCGCGGCGGTGAGCCTGGCGTACAACATCGGCTGGCCGAGCTTCTGCCGGTCGACCGCCGCGCGCCGCTTCAACGCCGGCCAGTGGGTCGCGGGCTGCGATGCCTTCACGATGTGGGACAAGGCGGGCGGCCGCGTGCTGCGCGGCCTGGTAGCGCGTCGCGGCCGCGAGCGCGCGCTGTGCCTGACGGGGCTGCCCAAGTGAGGCGCCTTTTCGCCCCGCTGCGCGCGATCGTCGTCTCGATCGCTGCCTCGCTGTCGTTGGCGGGTTGCGCTTCCATGCCGCCGGTTGCCGATCGGCACACGTCGCTCGAGCGCGCATATTCGTCCTACCAGCGGATCCGCATCGCAGCGGCGATCGCGGCGCCCTTCCTCCCGCCCCAGCTGCAGGCGACGATCGCCACCGCAGAGGCACGTGCCGACGTCGCGTTCGCCCTTGCGCGCGCGGCGTCGTCCGCGGCCGACCAGCTCGAGCAGCTGCGTGCGGCCGAGGCGGCCGCCGGCGATATCGACCAAGCGGCTGCCGCCGGACGGTAGACGCCGCGCGCCTGGCCGTGCCATCATGATGCCGCCCCTCGGAGCGTAGCCGTGATGTTGGGCACCGCGCGCGCGGTTTGACCTCGAGCACCGGTTCGCCGGGTGGCCCGGGGAATAGAAGACCCCTCTGGGGGAATACTCGGGGCGCAGTTCCCGAGGTCCTGCGCGGCTAACCACCCGGTACGTCCGGCGGTTGGCCGCGCAGCGATCACCATCCAGCTTCAGCAATCGTCGAACCTTCGGAGCTTGGCTCGGGAGGTCCGAAGGTTGCGTCCGCCACCCCGCCCATCGCGTCGATCGGCGGCAACTCAGCGCGCGTAGCCGACGTGCTCCTCACCGAGAGCTGAGCCACCATGCAAGCGACCACCTCGCCGGCAATTCTTACCCGAAAGCACGAAGTCCACGCCGCGGTGATCGCGGCCAACCCGCCGGCTGCCTACCTCGGCGGCAAGCGGAACCTCGCAAAGCGCCTCTGCGCGCTGATCGAGCAGATCCCGCACCGGTCCTACATCGAGCCGTTCGTCGGCATGGGCGGCGTGTTCCTGCGCCGCGGCAAGGCGCCGCCCGTGGAGATCATCAACGACCTGTCGGGCGATGTCGCCAACCTGTTCCGCGTCGTGCGTCGGCACTATGAGCCGTTCGTCGACGAATTCACGTGGCTGCTCGCCGGCCGGGATGAGTTCGAGCGCCAGAAGCGCGTGGATCCGTCGACGCTCACCGACATCGAGCGTGCCGTCCGTTTCCTCTACCTGCAGCGCCTGGCGTTCGGCGGGAGGATCGAGGGCCGCACGTTCGGCGTCCGCAAGGATCAGTCGTCGCGGATCAACGCGAGCCTGCTCCGCGCCGAGCTGCGCAAGCTCAGCCGGCGCCTGCAGGCGGTCACGATCGAGCAGCTGGGTTACCAGGACGTGATCCGCCGCTACGACGGCAAGGGCGCGCTGTTCTACCTCGACCCGCCCTATGACGAGACGTCGGGCTACGGCACCGGCTTCGGCCGCGCCGACTATGTGGCGATGGCCGAGCAGCTCGCCGGCATCGCCGGCCAGTTCGTGATGTCGATCAACGACACGCCCTTCATTCGTGAGACGTTCGCCGCCTTTGATATTAGCGAGGTGGAAACTACCTGGACGCTATCCAGTGCAGCAGCTGGCCGCGGCACGAAGGTGACCGAGCTGATCATCCGCAATCGCGGCTGACCGTTGCGGGTATCGAGCCCGGCGGAACGGGTATCGGACCCGATCTGCACCCCGCAAAGCCGCGGAAAACCTAGCATCCTGTTGACCGCGGCGGAGGCCACCTCCGCCGCGTGTTCCGGCTGACGAGCAGTAGTTTTAGTCGTTACTGTTCTGGATGCCCGCTAAAAGACGGTTCACGAATGGGATGAAGATCGCAGCGATCGCCGCGCCTAAACCACCGATTACCCACTTCATTGTGTCCCATTGAGCTTCTTGGGCTCGCTGGAGAGACGCTGTCAAAGACGCAATTTCTTTACTTTGGCTGTCCAAATCCCGCCGCAGCATCGGGATCTCCAATGCCTTCAACGGTTGGTCGGTAAGCGTGTTCTCAAGCTTAGCCTGACGCGCGGCCACAGCATCGATCTTCGACGCAAGATCAGCCACGTCTGTAGCAACGGGTGGGGCCGAAGATGGCCGGGCTTCCAGTCGGCGAGACCGCTCTTGCAGCTCGGCGACCTGCTTCCTGATCAAAGTAAAATCATCGGCGTTGAGCAATTTAACAATTGCGTCCCGCGAGTCCGCGAGCGCGCTCACCTCGTTTGTTTGCTTCGCGGAGAACAGCGCGCCTGTCAGTGACCCCACCGAAGCGAGCATGGCGATGCCAACGAAGCCGAACTGGGTTTTGCTTAAGAAATTGATCGCGCGGTCGATCTTGAAAGACATACTCCCCCCTTTGCTTTGTCCAAGGGTGCCCTAGCCGCCCCGCAACGTCCAGCGTGTCACCGGCGACGATCAAGTCTTTCGCCCGACCGCGGTGTGGAACATCAAAGGAGTTTCGATGCTCACCAACGCCGCGGTGAAAGCCGCGCGGCCGCGCGCGGCCGCCTACAAGCTCGCCGACGGCGCCGGGCTGCACCTCTACGTCGCCCCGACCGGGCTCAAGAGCTTCCGGCTCCGGTTCCGCTTCGGCGGCCGCGAGCAGCTGCTGACGATCGGCAGCTATCCTCAAGTCGACCTTGTCGCTGCCCGGGCCCGGGCTGAGGCCGCCCGCGCGCAGCTCGCCCGCAATGAAGACCCGCGCACGCGCTCGTCGCGCGTCGAATCGTTCGAGGCGGCCGCGCGCGCCTGGCACGCGGTCCAGGCGGAAGGCTGGACGCCGGTCCACGCGGCCGACGTCCTGGGCAGCCTCGAGCGTGACGTGTTCCCGGCGATCGGCGCCGAGGCGCTCGAAACGATCGAGCCAGCCGACGTGCTCGAGCTGCTGCGCACGGTCGAGCGCCGCGGCGCGCGCGAAACGGCGCGCCGCCTGCGCCAGCGGATCTCGGCCGTGTTCGAGCTGGCGATCGGCGAGGGCTGGTGCACCAACGATCCGGCCGAAAAGGTCGGCCGCGGACTGAAGAAGCCGGCGGCCGTGCGCCATCATGCGGCGGTGATGACGATCGTCGACGCGCGCCAGCTGCTCGCCGAGGTCGACCAGCTCGAGGCGGCGCCAGCGGCGAAACTGGCGTCGCGGTTCTTGGCGCTGACTGCCATGCGCTGGGCTGCCGTGCGCGGCGCGCGGTGGAGCGAGATCGAGGACCTGGACGGCGCTGCGCCGATCTGGCGCGTGCCCGCGGCGCGCATGAAGCTTGCGGCCGCGAAGAAGGGCGATGCCGCGCACGACCATGTCGTGCCGCTGTCGCCGGCGGCCGTGGCGGTGCTGCATGCATGCATGCGCGAGAATACGCATGCCGGCATCCCGATTATGCATATCTTCCCGGGCGCCGGCGACGCCGCGCCGCTCGGCGAGGCCGCGATCGGCGCGCTCTACGCGCGGACGTCATTCGCCGGCCGCCATGTGCCGCACGGCTGGCGCGCCACCTTCTCGACGATCATGAACCTGCAGATGCCGCAGGAGCGCAGCGAGATTGACCAGGCGCTCGGTCACGTCCTCAAGAAGGAAGACGGATCCACGGCGAAGGTCGAGGCAGCCTACAACCGCGCGCAGCAGCTCGCGCCGAGGCGGGCGATCTTCGACGCCTGGGGCGCCGCGCTAGTCGGCTGACGCCTGCGCTTCCCCTTCATCGACCCGCTCCCAAGGCCCGCCGAAGCGCGAAACAGCGCGGATGCCGCAGCAGCGCGCCACCGCGTGCTGCTCGTGCCAGTCGCCCAGCAGGATCCGCCAAGCGTGCCCGATCCCGTCGCAGGTCGGCGCGTCGTCGTCGGTAGGGGGCGGCTGGGCGGGCATCGGGGTTGAGATAGGGGGGGCGGGGGTCGAAAGTCAGGGCGGATGGGGGCCGGACACCGCGTAGTGGCTCCGTGCGCAGCGCGACGTGTTCCGGACTAAAAAGATCGCGCCCTCATCCACGGTGCCGCGAGTGAATAGGTGGCGGCTCCATAGGCGCCCTATCCCAAACCCTGACGCCCTCGGCAGCATCGTGGCGGCGCAAGCCGCCGCGTCCCGACAGCCGGGTCTTGGCTGTCGGTTTCATTTTGCCGCAACGGCTGATCGAGGGGGGACCACAAATAGCGCGTCATCCCGTTCAGGGATGACCTGCCTTTTCCTCTTCGTCCCTGAAGGCCGGATAGAGCATAATCTAAGTGCTCGCGCGTGAAAGAGCAGCGCCAAGGCTGGCGAGCGCTTCCGCCATGCTCCCGGGCACCGGCGGCGCTGCAGGGTCGGTCGCTGGCGGCGTCGAAAGCCCTGGCGGTATCCTGCCTAACCTGCGGAGCTTGCTCGTCAGGATCTGCGTGAATCGCAGCCATGTGGCCTTTGCCATTCGGCGGCGATTGTCGAAGAAGTAGGCGTTGCTGGTCTGCTCGCGCTGTGGCGCGAACTCGCCCTCGTTGCCGGTTAGCGTCGTGCGGCGCACCCACTCGATGAAGCCGTTGGCCTTCAGCCGGCGCAGTGCCGCGATCACGCTGTTGCGGTGGCATCCGGCCTTCTCAGCGACGCGCTCGATCGCCGGGAACAGCTTGCCGGTCTTGAAGTCGAGGAACGACAGCAGCGCCTTCAGGATCGTCACGTCGATCCGGTGGAGGCGCCGATCGGCATCGTCTAGCTCCTCGTCGAGCTTGGCGATGCGCTGGCGCAACGTCGCGGGCCTGCCGATCGGAACCTCTGCCGGTGACCTGGCCGCAAGATCGTCCAGCTCGGCCGCGGCCGCCGCGCGCTCGGCGCGCGCCTGGCGCACCTCCGCAAGCGGAAACTTGCGCCACTGTTCCACATACAGCTGCTCGGCCGTGGCGATCATTGCTTCCCGGTGCGCGAGGCCAGCCGCGATCGATCCGTCCTGGATCCTCGCCCAGGGCTTCGCGCGCGGATCCGCCTCGTCATAGCTGTGGCGCCGCGGGACGCGCCGCCCCTCGCCGCTATCAGGCCCTCGCCGGTTCCGTCCGGTCAGGTTTGCGCTGGCGCCCTTCAGCAGCCGTTGGATATCGCGCGACGACGGTGCGCCCGCGGTCACGCTGCAGCACTCCCGCGCGTGCCGGCTAGCGGCGCGGCCCCTCGATCAGTGTCTCCGGGCCGGGCAGGCCCTCCGTAAGCAGGTCGGCCCACTCCTGCGCCAGCTGTCGCCGGCGTGGCATGTAGGCAGCCCGATTGTAGATGCCTTCCACCCCGCCCTGCACGTGCGCGAGCATCAAATCGATGATGCTCCGGTCGCCTACGCGGTTCTCGTCGCCGGCAAGTTCGTTCATCACGGTCGAGAACGTGCTTCGCCACCCATGCGGCACATGGATGCCGGCATATCCCGCGTCCCGATACGCCTTGCTGAGTGTGCTGTCCGAGATCGGCCGGCGCGGATGACGTATGCTGCGGAAGAGCAGCGGGGCTCCGCTCGAAAGCACCAGCGCGACCTTGATCGTCTCGACAGCCTGCCGCGACAGCGGCACGATGAACTCGAAGGCGGCATCCTCCTTGCGCTCCACCACGAGCTTCATCTTTTCCGCCGGGATGCGCCAGATGGGCGCGTCGCCGTTGAGCCCCTCGAACTCCGAGGGCTCTGCCAAGCGCAGGACGCCGGCGCGTACCGCCGTCAGCGCGAGCAGGCGGGAGGCCAGCTTCGTCATGGGATGCGCCGGCTTCGCCTCCACGGCCGCGAGCACCGATCGAGCAGCCTCGACCGTCCGAACTGCCGGGAACCGTCCCTTCTTCACAGGCGCAAGCGCTCGGCCCGCCACCGCCGCGGGATCCGCTTGCGCGAGGCCGCTGCCGATCGCGCGCGCGAACACCTCTGAGATCCGTTGCCGCGTCCGGTGTGCTGTCTCGATCGCGCCGCGGCGTTCGATCGGGCGAAGCACGTCCATCACGATCGGCGTGGTGATCGCCTCGATCGGCAGGCTCCCGATTTTCGGGAAGACGTCGCGCTCCATGCTGCTCTTCACCAGCTCGGCATGGCGCGGCGACCAGAGCTTCACCTGGCTGGCGTGCCATTCCTCTGCGATCAGCCGGAACGTGGCGCCCGCCTGCGCGGCTCGAGCGGCGCTCTGCTGCTTCTTCTCGACCGCCGGGTCTACCCCCGAGCGTAGCTGCCGCGCTGCCTCCTCGCGGCGATCGCGAGCCTCGGCCAAGCTGACGTCGGGATAGGGCCCGAACGTCAGCCGCTTCTCCTTGCCGGCATAGCGATATTTCCAGCGCCAGCTGCGAAAGCCCGTTGGCGCCACGTAGAGGTAAAGCCCGGAGCCGTCCGCCAGCTTGTACGGCTTCTCGGTCCCCTTCGCCTGCCTGCAGGCGCGATCGGTCAGGGGCAC